ATTGTTGATAATACCACGTTGCTGTCCAGCAGGTGAGAACCAAGGGAATGCGTTAATTGAAGTACGGCACATTAAACCAGCAATGTCACCGTTAGTTGGAACCCAAACAAACTTGTTGTTAAACCTATCATACATGTACTTAATACCACTATCAAATACACCGTAAGATGAAGATGATAAAGTACTGAAGTACTTGATGATATTATCAGTTTGAGTAGTTGTGTTAGTAACACCAACTAGGTCTGCCTTATGAGGTCCAATACATGCGACGGAATCTTTTCTGTCAGCAACCAAGGAGAGTAGATACCCTGCTTTTGCTTGAGAATCGTTAACGTTGGTTAGACCAGGACCCATGATGAAGTAATCTACTTCTTCCTCATCCTTATTGGATAACTTACCGTAAGAAGTGATTAAATCTCCAAGAGTTGCTTGCATACCAGTACCAATACCAGCACCGTAGTCATTACCACCAGTTAAGGTATAAGTTCTGTTACCAATACAACTGAAGGTAACACCTTGAGCATCTTGACCCCATGAACCATCTGCTGTAGAAATTAGAGTACAAGCAGTTGAGAATCCTGTCTGTCTTGGAGTTGTATCCCAATAAGCATCAGGAGTACTTGATGGATCACCACCAGCATAAATCTCATCAGAGAAGTCAGCAAGATACTGTTCGTACCAGATTTTCTGAGGAGAATTAACAGCAGAGATAGCATCTTTTGCTTTAGAAAGACCCGAATGCTTCTCAAGAAGATTTCCTTGGATACCAGTAATCTTTCCTAAGTCATCAACAATAGCAATGTTGATTCCATCATTCTTACTATCTCTATCAGTAGCATACTTAGTTGTAACTGGTTTAGGTGCTAATGTCTTCCAATAAGTTGTTGAGTTGGTTAAACCTAAAGTTTGCTGATCGTACCAGTCAACAGCAGTTGCAGGTGTAAATGCAGCAACAGCAGAAGATTCACTAACAATACCAGAGTTGTTTAAGAATCTTATAGAGGAAGAAGTAGTGAATGATGCCCAATCAGTACCTTCATCATATGTAATTGCTGTTTCTGTTCCAGCACTTGAGACCCTAGAAAGAATCTTAACATCAAATGTAGAAGCACTATTTGTGGAATCTGTAGCAACACCAGTAACAATACCTTTTAGATAACCATTAAAGACAGATGTTGTACCTGAACCAGGAATAACAAGATCTGTGAGAACTGCGGTAACAGCGTAACCAATCTTTGCTCCAGCACTTGTAAGACTATCAGTAGTAATACCGATTGTCTGGTCTGCCATATCGTCAATAAAGCAAACCTTTAAACTGTTTGCCCAAGAACCAGGAGTTTTAGCAGCAAATGTAAAGTCAGTTGCTGTAGTATGGTTGTTGAGATAATCTTCGTAATTATCAATTCTACCAGTACCAGTCATGGTTGTAGAAGCAATACCAACACCAGCATTAGCATTTGCTAAGTTGTCGCCAGCAGTTCTAACTACTTTTAATACTCCACCATATGAAAGGTATGATGATGCGGTTAACCAATACTCATTTTGACCGTCTTGAGTTTTTGGTTTACCAAATACTTTAATTAATTCTTCTTCCGTGGAGACCTGTGTTGGCTCGTCAACAGGTCCAATTGGGAAAGGTCCCGCAAGAGCACCAATGTTATCGAGTACGTTTTCAGCTCTACCTACGGTTAAGTCAACCTCTCTGACTAATACGCCTGGAGATAATTGTGGAGTCGCCATGTTTCTTCCCGTAATTCTCAGTTATCTAGAAATTATTTATTAAAAGGTAAGTTTACAAGAGGCAAAAATGCTATGAGCACTGCGTGAACACTAGGACATATACTCCCACATATAAGATCTATCTCCATATTCGTCTGCTTGGAACCATCTATCACCGTCATCATCAACAAAACTACCATCTTCTAATCCATCTTGCATAAATCCAAATGGTGCCATATCTTGTTCTATCTGGTTTTTTTGTTCCTCATATAACCTTCTTCTTACATCCTGATCAGTAAGTTCTTTAAAGTAATCTTGTGCTACTAACCATGCATATATGACTAAACACATTGCAAGGTCGTCGTTACATCCTTCTTCTGCTTCAAAGGAGTTACTCTTTTGAATAAAGGTTGTTAGTTCAGATATGATATCATAATCGCAAAAAAGAAGTTTGTTTTCTTCTATTAAGGTCTTTAAGTTAAGAGCACCAACCTTTTTAACAGTTTTAGACATCTTAACTCCAAGTTGAGTTTTCTTACCAGAGAATCCCTGACCTACAACTTGTCCTGCTCTACCCCTCATAGAAGTCATTAACAGGTTTTTATATTCTAAATCAAAATTAAGAATAGCAGCAACCTGATCTCCAACATCATTTACTTCACATAATACAAAAGCATCATTATATTTTCTACCAATCTCATCAATGATGGTAGGGAATAGCATAGGTTTTATTTCATTATTTCTATACTTTGCCACTACAGAGTGTGGGAATTCAGTAATATCAACAACTATAAAGGCAGAATAGTCTTTAGATACTCCTCGTGCAACGTCTACTGCTATCGCATAATCATGACCTTTTTGTGGTTCTACAAAAACATCTAATCCAGCACTTGTAGTTTCTGGTTCATGATAAACAAAGCTTCTAAGTTTGGAAGGTGCAATTAAAGTATCAACAGATCCTAAGAACTCACATTCAAACTCGATCTTAAACTGTTGTTCTGATGTGTTGGCAATAGTTTGTCTTTTCCATTCATCATCTCTACCAGGAACTTCAGACCAATGAACATCAGTAGGAACATATTCATTTTGCCCTCTTTCAGCATCATGCCAATACCTATAGAAATGATTCATCCCGTGAGGGGTTGAAACCATTATAACTTTCGTTGATTTACCAGAAGTAATAGTAGGATAAACAGATGCAAAGAACGACTCTGCAATATGGTTTGGAACGAAAGCGAATTCGTCGAGGAAGAGGATATTGAACGACATGCCTCGGACAGCACTTGCAGACGTAGAAGCAGCCAGTATCTTTGATCCATTTTCTAACTCCAGTGACCCTTTATTCCAAGAAACTATACCTTGTTGCATCCATTTAGGTAAATTCTCATAGGCAGTTTGTAATCTACCAAGTAGGTCTCTAGCAGTTGCTGCTTTGTTAGCAAGAATACCAATATTTACATTGTCATTAAATACAGCATAGTGCAATAAGTATGATACAGACGTAGTAGACTTACCTGTCTGTCTAGGCATCTTACATATATTAAATCTATTCTCGTGAAAATTTCTAATTAATTGTTCTTGGAAATCATATGGTTCAAAAGGTACTAAACCTTCATCCAAACTAACAATCTTTACATGTTGTTTTGCAAAATAAACAGGATCATTCTTACAAGCAACAAATTCAAGAATCTGTTCTTGAGTAAATTCAATTTGAGTATTAGCTTTCTTTAGATTCGGATTACCAAGATAAACATCATCAACAACCGCCATAATCAATCTCCAGTTTGTAAAAGAGGTTCTCCTGAATTGTATTCAGATACATGATAACTCCATAATCTTGCACCAGGATATACCTTTTGCATCTGATCTATAACTTCTTTCCTAGAAGGTTTTTTAACTGATGGGAAAAACATTTGAATAACAAAAGTTTTACCTCTCCATGCCAAATGAATCTGCATTATAATACCAGGTTTATTATAATTTGGCATTCTTCTAACCTCACTCAAATCTTCCCACTCAATATTATTATAAGTGGGTTTAATTGGTTCTGGTTTAATAATATCAAATACTTCTGCAGCAAGATTCCCATTGGCATCTTCTATCTTTACAGATTCAGTAAATTTTTTAAGAGATTTCATGGAAAGAACGCAGGTCTCCAAGGGTATTTATCAATCCCAACGAGTAACAACCAATTCTATAGAGTTATCTTCCATCTCCCATTCCTCTTCTATTTGAAATCCCATATCCTTAACTTGTTTATGAATAGTCATACGAGCATATTGTTGAGTTACCTTTTCAACAAACCTTTTTGGTGGAATTGGATCTTTCCATGTTTGTATATCTGCTACTAGTTCATACTCACCCGTAATTTCATTTCTTCTAAAACCAATATCATCCCCTATAGAAACATCAACTTTTACTTTTTCATGTTGATGATCGAGAGGATTTATTAACTCTTGAGCCTCTTGAACATCATATTGAAGAAGTTGAAGTGCTTCTATAAGTTCAGGTTTACTCTTAATTTTCGTCTTTATTGTGCTGAAGTGAGACATGTTCGTTTACAATAGCAGGTTGGTAAAATTCGGGTTTAAATTGACGAGTTTCTAATTCCCCAAGTTTAATATCTATTTGTCTAGTAAGTTCTACACACTCAGCAGAAGCAGCTCCCATAACTTCTTCAGTTACATGACCGTCCTGTCGAATAGTAAACTTGAGTGTG